GAATCAATATCTTGTAAGATACGTCTAGTCTCAGTGATTACATCATTCAGTATCATTTAAGTAGTCCCTTCGATGCTTCCGTATTTAATTCTACATTAACTATGTCAGGTTTTTCAGGTATTTTCTCAGTAGTTAAATCCATTTTAGCTTTTCGCTTTGCTTGTTTCTTCGGAATATGTCTCTCAGGGAATGCAATCTCTGGAGAAACTTCTTCGCATAATTCGTTTTCGGCGAGGTATTTATCCCACCCGTATATTGTGCCATCAACTTTATGCTTTAGCCATCTTTGTTGTGCTTCCATTGCATCTTTCCTTTCAATCAAATTATTTAGTCTTAATACTGAATCTGCTAGTACTTTACTAAGACTAAATAATATAAAGAAAAGGCGGGGCCGAAGCCCCAACCTTTAATTATTTACGAACAGTCTGCAACGACTGCCCATAAACGCATTACTGCAGTGTCAGTAGCATTGATTGTCTTAATGTCAATCGTATCTGCTGCGCTGTAGTATTTACCGTGGCCGTAACCAACAGGTGTAGTTGGGTTTGCATCAGAGGCATAACCTGCTGCTACATTACCATTTACACCGTCAAGGAAACCGTCACCGTCAGTAGCATCACCAACATCAATAGTTAATGTGCCGCCTTCTGCTGTAGTTACATCTAAGCCAACTGCTAAAACCATGGTCTTAGCTGGGATAGACAATGCTTCAATTACATCGTTAGCGCCAAGTGCTGTTGCACCTGCTGCTGCACGGTCAGTAGTAATTTTAGCGAAGTCTAAAGTAACTTCTATTACACCTGTCTTATAATTACCAGAAGATGTATGTGCACCTACGCCTTTATTAAAGCCGATGCCGTCGCTATATGTAGCCATTTTAGTCTCCTATATTACAGTGTAATTACTGACTGAGCCAATGCTTCAGGTTTAACTACCTTATAGCCATACACTTGTAGACCACGGATAATGTTACCGAAAGTTGATTCAGAACGTAAAGTTTCAAGGTTAGTCATTTGCGAAGCAAATGTCATACCCATTTTATGACCAGCGATTACATCAAATTCGGCGCCAGTCTTTTTCAAGTTGTGGCTCACAAATACTGTGAATCTGTCAATCATACCCAAACGACCATTACGTAATGGTGTCATACCGTCACCGGTAATTGACGCATCTTTAAGGTCGGATTGCTTGATGTAAGCAGCCATCTTAGCTGGAATAACTAAGAAACGGTCACTCTCTGGAGAGTTAGCTTCATCAAGAGTTAGGCCCATGTTAATGATATGTTCAATAACATTAGTCTTAGTTACCGCAAATGGAGTACCTGCTACACCTAAATTGATGTTGCCAGATATTGCACCTGCTGCTGCACCTTTATTCTTAGCTGAAATACCCGGAAGGATATCAGCTAATACGCGTTGGTCAATCTTAATCTTCATACGCTCAGAAGCGTCTTTAGACCATTGGTCCATCATTACGATGTCCGATTGAACTTTATCTACGTCATCTTCAACCGCAGCAAAATACTCACCTTTATCGATAAGTAGTTGTAACTTAGGTTTATCAGGGTTCTCAACAGAGAGTGTTTGTCCCTTAACGTAATCACGAATCGTAAGTTCAGGTGTTGTACGGATATTAACCGTATCGCCGAACGCTTTGATTTCGCCTTCATAGTCAGTGTTTGAGATTGCCGACAACACCGTAGCGTCGTAGAAATTCTCAATCAGTTTACCTGACCAAATCTCTGGGATAAAATTCCCAGTGTATGCTGGATTGCCAGCTGCTACCGCAAAAGCCATTATAGCCTCCTATATTATATTATGCAGTGATAATACGACCGTCTCGCTGTGCAGCGAAAATGTCGCGTTCTGTTCTAGCACGTTCTTTATCTTTACCTTTGTATTTGCCCGATTTAATAGCATCATAAAATGAAGCAATATCGGCAGGCGTATATGTCTGGTCACCATTTACTGCAGGTGCCCCGGTGGATTTACCCTTACCCGGAGCAATCTGCTTCTCTAGCTGAGATTGTGGACGTGCTGATTCTTGTTGAGCTCGTGGCGCACCATTCATAGCTCCCCAAGTTGAAAAAAAGCTAGCTACCCTACGTACATCGAAGTTGTTTTGTGCATCTTCTAAATATGTCTGACGGCTAATTCCCGTTAGCGGGTCAATATCTAAGAGCCAGGTTTGAAAATCTGGAATCTCGTTAATATCTCTCCAATTTGGGACAACAGATGAAAGCTCGGACCAAAACGTATGTTCAGAACTCTGAGCCTGTTGCTGTGATAACTGCTCTACGCGAGGCATCACATTTGACTGTAGTTGCTGAATCGTTTGTTCTAAATAAGCAATGCGCTGATTAGATACATTAGTCTCTTCTTGGCTCACACGACGCATAACGTCGATTGAATCACCGTAATCCTCAATATCTTTCTCTGTTACCAGAGTTTGAGAAACCTCCGCCGCTTGTTGTGGCGCTTGTTGTTTCGGTGCTGAGCTAAGTAGTTGTTCTAATTGTCCTACTCTGCCTGCTAATTCCCGTTTATCTGCGTGCAAACGTGGAATTTCTGCATTGTACATTCCTTGTAAGGTCTTATACTTTTGTTCTAGTGTTTTATCATCTTGAGTACCTGCTACCGTTTGCTCTTCTGGTGCAGATTGAGTTGCTTGTTCTTCAACACGGTCGGCTTGTACCTCTCCAGTAGGCTGGGCTTCAACGCCCTCCTCTGGATTAAGGTCTTCATATAATTGTTGTACTGCCTCTGACTGTTTCTTCACTTGCTCTGGTATTGCCATGTTATCGCTCCTATCTGGTATGCGTAATAAAATACAGCTATCGTTTTGACTCTGCTGCGTGTTCTGGGGACTTTTCTGCGAACTCATAGAGTTCTTTTAGAACTTGGCACCGTCCCTGAGCTAGTGCCACGTTCGTAGTAACGCTTGGTAGTTGCGATAGTTCATGCTCCTTCCACCCTCGCATCCATTCTAATAGAACTGGATACTGGCGTACAGTTGCACCTAACGCATGAATAACCTCTGGTGAGGGTTTTATCAACCCGCACCTCCCGTCACACGGTTACTCACTGTGTTTCCATCCATTCCACCTTTGGGAGAGCCGTCTGGTTGAGTTGGAGTTCCGCTTTCTGGCTGTTGCGGCTGCTGTTGTGCAGCAGCTTGAGCTAGCTTAGCGTTCTCGCGTTCAGCGTAACCGGCCTTCTCCCGAGATGGGATGATATCATCCACAGGCATTTGCAACCCTTTAGCCACTTCGCGAAGAATCGCGGCACGGCCTTCTTTACCAACGATTTCCATGTCGATTTCGTTGGCGGTTGCATTAAGAAATTCAATTCGGCGTACGTTAACAGTCTCTTTAACTGCTAAGTTAATAGCGCCACGAGCGATAATCTCAACATCGCCCTTAATACTTTCATCTGTGTCATAGCGCATGTTATATACGAACTGCCTATGAACAATCTTTTTAATTACGTCGCTATCAATATGCATAACAACTTGTCTAATTCCTTTACCTGCTGAACCCATAAGCATGGATAAGCCTGACGCCGTGCGTCCTGCTCCATGTACATTAAGGTCACCTGATATATATGAAGGGATTCCAGAATGGTCATCAGCTAATGCACTAAACTTCTCATACACAGCCATCAGTGTATTCGCATTATCATCTGGTTGTGTAAATCTAACAGCTGGGGCACTAGACCCCATTGGGTCATTAGTTACCTGCCAAATTTTCCAAGGGTGCATCTGAGTGATGTCTTCATTCGGGGGTATACGTTCGAGGTTAACTTCCACTTGAGGACCTGAAGCGATGCCCATATTGTTAACCAGTGCTCGTGCAGCCGCGTTACAAATATTCTGTACATCTTCGATAACTTCGGGGATACCTTTTCCCCAAAAAGCTCCTGGGCTTTTAATAAGTGACGTTTTAGCATATGGTTTTTCTCCTAATGGGTCATAATTCAGTACAGCTTTAACTACATAGTTACCTATAAGTAGTACACATGCTTCATATTCGCGAGCTTCATCAGGTACTTCTTCTTCATCTAGTCCCCACTCACGTAACATCTTGCCACTTACCTTTCCATAAAACTCTAAGGCGTCATAAATTTCAGTTGGCCTATTAAAGCTCTGCGGTTTACGTTCCGCATCTTCCTTTTCACGTTTAACATCTTCATTGACCCAGCTACTACCGTTCCCTTCTTGCAGAATTTTACGTATAGCTTCTTCATCATAATTAGGTACACCGATTAATTCAGACAGTTCCATACGTGTTAATGGATGATGCTCGAATAAATACCCTTCATCAATATTTGTAATCCCTGGCTCAGGATAAATCTTAAATGGGTCAACCCTTTCATACTCAGGAGCTAACTCTTCACCTGCTTTAGCAACTGTCGCACCTGTCTCATCTTGCGCCCACTCTAGTCGACGTTGACGTCGTACTATAGGACCCTTGATGAAGGCACACGGAAAAGTAACAATGTCTGTAACAAATTCATTAAACGCATCAGCCCAACCACCTTGTGCAAACTGGTCGCTGATTTTAATCTTCATCTTATCAGCACGATTCTGTGCTTCTTGTAATATCTTAAAGCGATAGTCTTGTGTGACCATCTCTTTCATCTCTGCCATCTCAATCTCTGTAGGTGCTTGGCCTGCTGTCTCAACAAGTTTTAATACATTCTCAGTAAACACTTTCTCTATTTCTTGAGCTTGTGTTGGAGAAAGGTCAGGGAGGGGGGTAGGACCTAAGTCCCATGGAGGAGTACCAGTGTCAAGTAATATGTCTCGTAGCCAACTCTCGCCTGCACGACACTTAACTTCTGTAATTCCCATGTATATAGTTGAGCCACCTTGTGACTGAATCGCACTAAGCTTCGAAGGCTCATACTCACCATTGCGCTGTCGCATGGCTTTAAGCATGATTCTTTCAATAGGTTTCTTAGATTGCTTAGCAGCATCCCAACATGACCTAAGATATGAGGTTAAACCTAAGAGGAGAGGTTCATTCTGGCGTTCTTGAAGGGTACGCTCTGAATCCTCGCGTTCTTGTTCGACCATTGTAGCGTTATCTACTATCCTGAGAACTGTCAATCCTGGCATTTAATTCCCCCAAATGTCCCTATATATGGATGTGTGCTTCTAGTTTTACACTCTTTATCTGTCATATGTAACTTATTTTATAATAAAAGGTCCCCTAGGAGGTGACTCGCTAGGGGAGTGGGTGTGAAACTTACAATGTGGAAGAGGAGAGTAACACCACACCCGCCAACATCATATCATGTCCACCCTATGGATGCAACAGGTTTTACAGGCCGTATACGATTTAATTCAATCCCTTCTTCAATGCTACCTATATGGAGCATTAAGTACTGTAAAGCCTCTGCAACATGAGAATGTTTGTTCTTATCAATCGTCCCGTTCTTCTTATGATATCTATATCCTCCCATCATGGCACTCTTCAACCTAGTGCACCTAGGGTCAACTAGGAACGCTGTGTCTCCGTCAACATGTCTCATCAAATATTCGTCCACCGCGTTGAGCCTCGCCGACACACTGTTAGTCTTCGCCGGCCTTACTTTAAATCCTTCAGCCTTAATGATGTCCACCGCTGAGCGCTCATCGGTCTGCGCCCGCTGGACACCCGCCGGGTCTACAATAACTGTTACAGGGCTCCCTGGGAATCTTTCGTAAAGTAACGGCTTGAGTACCGTCCGCATAAATCTCTGCACACCCATATCAAAGCTAACAGCTTCGTCAAGTATTATCGCCCTACCTCTAGCGTCCTGCTGCCCGATGACTGCAGCGGGGGTTAATCCTAAATCCATTCCAATAACGATAGGCCTCACACCATTAATAATCGGGTTGAGTGCTTCATGTGCCATGTGGTAGTCTGGTCTAAAGTATTTATAAACAGGCATACCATTACTTGACAGCCCATATTCTCCGTCAATATAAACCCGTATATATTCCTCTGACCTACCCTGCGTGCTGTAGTATCCCTCTGGCAAGTTCTCAACATTCTCTCCGTCAGGGCAACGACCCGATGGCTGCTTGAACACATCCCACCCGTTGTCATTCGCACTCACCCCATCTTTAGGGTCGATGTGTTCCATCTGATAATACCACCACGTGTCCATCGTCGGCGGGTTAGTATCACCCCACATCCCATGCCACGTCGGCCCGCCGTCCTTGTTACTCGGAAAACGCCCCACACGCTTAGACATCGCATCAATAATATCAGGGTGAATATCCCGACACTCATTAAACCAAGCGAACGTCAGCTCCAGCGAGTTAAGGTTAGCAACATCGTCCGCGTCGTCCAGTGCTCGGAACATCACCTCACACTCCACGTCTCCCAATTTCATGTG